TAATTTAAAGAAAACGAGTTCCTTGCGGTTGAGCTAAATAATAGATTGAAACTTTTTTTCTTTATTCCAATAGATAAATTGCTGTTTACATTCAAAGGAGAAGTAAAACTTTCAGACAGTGGAGAAGGCATTAACTTAGTATAAGCTCTCTTATCTCCGTTGCTGCCTGTTCTAAATTTGTAAGTTGACGGGAAGTTTGTTGGAAAATCTATCTTATCAACCAATTGGAATTTTTTATTTGTCGAAATCAACCCGTATCCGCTTCCAATTCCAATGTTAAAAAAGTTGTTAGAAACCTCTTTAGTAGAAACCTGAATAACTCCGCCAGCAAAATCTCCCGGTAGGTTAGCCGACGCTGATTTATTAACAACTACATTGTCTATCAAGTTTGTTGGTATGATATCGAAAGAGAACGCTCTTCTGTCTGGTTCTGTTGACGGAAGCATGGTTTTATTGAGCATCGCAGAGTTGTATCTATCTGCCAACCCTCTAACCAATACAAACTTATCGTTTTGTACTGTAACTCCGCTTATTCTTTTTAAAGCGTCTCCCAAACTTCTATCAGGTGTTTTTTTAACGAACTCTATTGATAAACCATCCGATATCGAAGAGTTGTTACGTATGGAAGTTAAAACAGAATTTTCGCTTGATTTTTTTCCTGTGTGGTAAATTGTAATTTCAGATAGTGTCCTATTGAATACGGTGTCTTGACAAAAGCTACTAAGAGAGAAACAGATAAAAAATAAAACCAATAAAATTAACCTTTTCATATCATTTTAAATAAATACAAAAAGTACTTTTAAAAAGTTTAAATGTGACATTAACTTAATGTTAACTTTTTATCAATGGCCGTCTCTAAGATTGTGGGCTATAGCTGGTGGAGCCACTAAATCCACGCTCAACACTGTGGTATTTTCCATTTTATTTTGTACTATTTTAGCAGCTTCTTCAGCGCGATGCTCTTCCACTTCCATAACCAGCTGATCGTGTATTTGCGCTATCACCAAACCGTTTATGCCTTTATTTTTGAACTCTCTGTTTATGGCAATCGCAGCTCTATTAACGATGGAAGCTGCAAGGCCCTGTATTTGCACGTTGATGCAGTTGTTTAAACCATTCTTGTAATCTAACACTAGAGATCTTGCTTTATCGGGTCCGTGACTTTTCTCTAGCTGTCTTCTTGTTTCAAACTCTAACAAAGAATCTCCAAAATGTTCGTACAGTTTTTTTACTTTTGGCAAGTGTCTAATTCTTCCTACTTGCGTTTTTATGTAACCGTTCTTTTTTGTAAATTCTCTAGAATCTTCCATCCATTTTTTAAGGTTGGGAAACCCGTTTAAGTATCCGTTCACAAGCTCTTCCGCCTCTTTCTTTTTAACTCCAAGCGTCATTCCCAACGCGTATGCACCCATTCCGTAAGGAATACCCAACGAGTAAGCCTTTGCTTTGTTTCTGATTTGGGGAGCAACCTTTTTTAAGAAGTTTGGCGCTTTTTTGTCTGGAGAATATTGGTTTAATTTTTCTGTTTTTATTGCGATGGTGGAGTAAAAGTCCCAATTGTTTCTAAAAATGTCTTTTAATCCCTCGTCGTTAGATACGTGAGAAAACACCTTTGGTTCGAGAGACTCGTAATCGCAATCTATGAATATGTTACCCTCTTTAGGCACAAAGAAAGCTCTAATCATGTTATTGTACTCTATAACTATAGGTTCGTCATCTCCGTCCTCTTTTGGCCTGGGTAACTGTTGCGCATCTGATCCGTATCTTCCTGACACAGTTGCGTGTTGCTTGTAATAAAAGTAGTATTTTCCGTGTTCTTCTGCTTCTAAAAACCTATCGATGTATGTTGATTTTATTTTAAGCAGCTTATTGTATATTCGCAAGTCTTTTGCCCACGGGTGTTTTGGTGCAATCGATTGAATCAAGTCGTCATCGAATTGGGGTTTTCCAGTTTTAGTTTCAGACAGTGGCTTTATTCCCAACGCTGCGAATGCTATTTCTCCCATGTGATCCTTTGATTGGATATTGAAATAGTTTCCATTATTACTCTCTTTCCACATGTTCATGGAAATTTTAGCTTTGACATCGTCAGGTAACTTTGTTTCGTCTCCTGTAAGTAGGAACTCTTTTATCGGTCCATCTTCAAGATCGTGGATATCGTTCGAATTAAGCGAGTACTTACCAGTCTTTTCTGATATAGAAAGTTTTAGATCGTAATATTTTACAAGCTCTTGAGCGTATGAACCTTTGTGATTTGGAGGATAAGCGTCCATCGCCTTTATCAAAACCCACGTTCTGACGTTTTCTTTTTCTAACAACGTTTTTACAACCAAATCATGATACTTTTTTAGATCAGCTGAGATTCGCTGCTTCGCAGATGACATCAAATCCATGTCAAGCTTAACACCGCAATCTTCCATAGGTATAGTAACCTCTCTATAAAGTGGCATCACCTCGTCTTCGTAAAAGAACTTTCTTAAATTCTCTTCGTCAAGTTTTGGTTCGAAGTAGTTGAATATGCGAAGCGCAAGATCTGTATCTGCGACAGCGTATTTAGCTAATATTTGTAGATCTGCTTTATATATTTCGTAGTTGTCTTTTGATATTGATCCTCCGTTTGCTTTTATAGAAGATTTTAGCTCTATCTGCTCTTCGTTCGCTTCAGCGGTTACGTCCAAACCGATTTGACTCTGAACCATTTTAGCTATTTCTTTTAAAGCAAACGGAGAGTTCGAAGAGTACCCTGCGCCTTCCTCGTTTAACGTGTGAACAAGCAGCATGGTGTCTGCGTGTATGTAAGGAGTTAGGTCTATACCATAGAAGTTTTTTACAAATCTACAATCGAAAGATAGGTTGTGACCTATTATTTTTTTACCAACCAAAAGGGATAACAATTTTTTTGCTATTTCGTGAGCTAATTCCTTTTTTTCTATGTAATAGTCTTTTAATTGTCCATCAGAAAAAACCATCGTTGGTATGTAATAACCAGTACCTATTTTTGATGTAACAGAAAAACCTATTATTTTTCCGCTTCTTGTGTTAAGGGAGTTTGTTTCTGTATCAAACGATATCAATTCATCGCTTGCAATATACTTTGCCATCTCTTTAACTTTGTCTAAAGAGTCTACGAGCACATAACTTTTTGTTGTCATAACTATTCTTCTTTGTGTTTATCTTTGTATGGAAATAATTCGTTAAGTTTTTCTTTTCTCCTTGTGCACCCACAATCATCTTCTCCCATAGACTCAGCAACAAACTGTGCTAGTTTATCAAGATAAAGCAATTCGGTGACTTTTGCTATAGAGTCTCCCAATCCTTCAGCCTTCTTTTTCTTCTTGGATTTCTTTTTTTCCATCTTCTTTGGGTCTTATTGATAAAAACAATATCATTAGTTGATTTGTTAGTATTTCAACATGCTTTTCCGTTTGATTTAGTCTATAATATTGGTATATCTGTAAAATTAGCAATGCCACACAAATAACGAAATACACGCTTTCTCTTGTTATAACAAATGTCATTTTTTTATTTTAAATATAACTTAATTTTTACTATCCTTAAAATTATCGGTTTCAGTGAGAGTGTTGCCTTTGGTGTGCTTTGGTTCGTAGGGGCAGTGTCGACACGAATTTCCACAACAACTGCCCCTCTGTAAGTGATAGATTTCGGTGAATATTATTTTACCCTTTTCAGTGTAATAGTGAATATTCTCTTCGAATTCTTTTTTCATTGGTTACAATTCTGTTATAGTACACTCTCCCCCTGCGCAAGCAGCCTCTGCTCTAAGATTGGTTAAGTCTTCGAATTCAACAACTTGAGTAAGATCCAAGTTTGTTAGGTGTGACAACATCTCTTCGTACTTTTCTTTTGTGCAATCCTCGAAAGGCGCTTGAACGTATGTGTGATCAGAGTAAGGTAAAACTGAAAGTCCGTTATAACAGTGTTTGTTTTCCCACATCCACTCTCCAACTTCTTCCCACTCGTTGTCTTTTATAGAAACCGTAGCAGATATGTTGTGAGTGTTTTGTCCTGTTCTGTGTCCTGGTTTTATCCAATTTTCGTAGAAGAACTTTACCCTTTGCAAAAGATCTAAAGCGGATTCTGTTCTTAATATAGCTCCGTCTGGTGCTTTTTGCGGAACAGAAATAACAGCTGTATCGTGAGGTCTAAAGTACTCGTCCTCTACTAGCTCAGGATGGTGAATTGATAGGTGGGTATATATTGCTTCGTTTTTGCCAACACGTATGCGTCTGATATAGTAATCGTTGTGCCACGCGTGGATGCCTGAAGACGTGCCTAACGCCAAAGAGCTTGTACCTGAAGGTTTGATAGTTGTGCATCTCGCAGCGGTGTTTATTCCAAGCATTTTAGCCACTCTTTCGTTTTCTTCTTTTACTGCCAATGCTGCCTCTTTAAGATCGAACTTCTGAGCTTTTCCCGAACCTATTCCAGTCATGCCAACGCCAATTAAAGCCTCTTTCTCTGTCGTTCTTTGCCAAACAGGTCTTAAGTAGTGGAAATCTGTGTAAGAAGCTTGAAGGGTGCCAATAAACGATGCCGCTTTTGCTCTATTGTTTAGATCCTCTTGATCTACCACATCAGAAACATTTACTTCGCAAAGGTTACAGAACTGGTAAGGGCGTAAAGCGATTTCGCAACAAGGGTTCGTGCCCCAATCTTTATCGTTATTCAAGTATATGCCGGGTTCTCCTGAACCAGAGTTTTTAATTTTTTCCCAAAGAGACATGAAGAACTCTCTTGTTACTTTATTTCTCAATAACACAGCAGAGTTGTTAGCTCTTCCACGTTGCGGGTTTGATTCCCACCAGGCTCCAGATTTTGCAGCTATCATTTCCTCATCATCAGCGCTAAATAAGCTGATAAGTGCTGCTCTACGAATTCCTCCTGCTAATACAGCATCTGCTATGTGACAAACGATGTCATGAACTTCTATCGAAGAAAGTTTTGAGTTATTTTCTTTTGTAGATAGAATGCCTTCGATTTTTACCAAACACTCTTTTAACGGTTGAGGACCAGGTGCTTTACCTCCTGATGTAACTAGTTCGGCTCCTTTTGCTCTAATGTCTGAGAAATCGAAAACAACCGTTGAACCGCCTTCAAAATACGATCTAATCAATACTTTGATCGAATCTGCCCATCCCTCGATGCTGTCTCCTATCAAAAACCTTCTGTGTTTGTTAGCGTTTGGTTTTATAATTTCTGGAAGCTTTTCTATGTGGTGTCGTTGAACAGAGTATCCAACGCCTGTGCCTCCCAACAAAAGAAACATAACCTCTGAAAATGAGCGTATATCATCAATTGGTAGATACGCGCAGTTATATACTCTATTTGGAGATATTTCTATAGGTTTACCAGCGAACTGCATACTTCTCATAGAAGGCAAAACTTTTTTATCGTACACATACGAATAAGCGTGTTCTATTTCTTTTTCTAACTCAGGAAATTTCTTCAAGTGCATGCTCTTGTTCCTGTCTACTAACTCTTTCCAAGATTCTCTTCTTTTTGACTCTTTTTTGTACTTTGAGTACTTCATGTACGTAGTCAAATCGCTTAATATCGATTGCGTAATGTGCATTTTACATATAAGTTTAAATTTTAAATAATATAATATACCCTATAGGTTTTCTCTATAGCAAAAAATTTTACCCTTGATCTTTCAATCAAAAAATGAATAGTAGTAATGTGATGTTTGAGTTAACTATCTACCGCTTGGTATAGTGGTGTTAGCTTTATTAACAGCCTTTTGAGTTTTCAAAACGTTTTTTGTTGAGTTAACAGCAGCCGTTGAGTTAGCCTCAGCGTTCATGAGTAACATTTCATCAGTATACTTGGGAGGATTATCAGACAATCTAAAACCGTCACCCTTGATCGCGTTCAAAAATTTATTTAATAAGCTCATTTTCTTAATGTTTTAACTGTATCAATAAATATGTTTGTTTTTCGATTTTAACCCCCTAGCTCAAAAAATTTGTTAGCCATATCTGATAAATATCTTCGGTCAGAGTTATTCATGTTATTATTTTGTTTGTTATTATCGTAAGTTTGTATCTCCGATTCGTCTAATTCGTTAGAATCTATCTGTATGTTTCCGTTAGAGGTGTCTATTTTAGCAGCAAAAGTCATGCCGTCTGAACCGAATCGGTTCTTTATGACGTGAATTCTACCTGTGCCGTTCAATTTGTCTTCCCTTTTTCTAGATAGAGACATTGCGAAATCGGCAATCATGATCTTATCGTAAGAACCAGCTATCTTATCCGCTTCGATGATATCGTCTTTGCTTCCCATTCTATTAACTTGACTTACAGTCCATATTGGAAGCTTGAGCTGTCTAGCAAGACCTTTCACAGAAGTGTATACATCGTCTATCTCGTCCTTTCTTTCGCTCGACTTAGATCTTGATTTTATCAGATCCACGTAGTCTATTATCACCAGATCTGGTTTGTTTCCCAGACTGACGCACTTTTGAATGTGAGTTTCTATTGTTGATACAGTTGTTTTTCCCATTGGATATTCTCTAACTAACAGTTTGCCTGGCAGCTGTTGTATTGTGCTTTCTATCAACTCTCTGTTCTCTTTCTTGTGTATGTTTTGAAACTCAATGCCTGTGAATAGAGAATCGTACCTTTTTGCTACGTATTCTTGAGAAAGCTCCAAAGTGTAGTGATTCACGTTGTATCCAGCCTTTACAGCCATTGCGCCCAGATTAATTAAAAACCAAGACTTACCTCCACCTGGGGATCCCAATACCATGCCCAAATCTCCGCCTCCTAAACCTCCCATCAATAACTCATTTATGTGTTCCCAAGCTGTTGGAACTGCTCCGCGTTCTTCCAAGCGGTATCTAGTTTCTATGTCTTTTTCGTATTCGTGTCCGATGTCTCGACTTTGACCCGCCTTTAGAGCTTGATCGATTGTAGATCTGATATCGTCGTATTGACCCTTGGTTAACATTTCTACAGAACTCATCAACGCTTGCTTAAGCTTTTGGTTTCTACAGAAGTTGCTGAACTCGATCTCAACGTATTCCCTGTCTTCGTTAATGGCTTTTAAGCACTCTTTTAACTGTTCTACTACGCTTATCTTTAAAATCTCATTATCCAATTTCTTGGCTTCTACAGCCATGTACTCTGGCGTTGGATTAGTGTGGTACTTGGAATAGTACTTTAGAGTTTCTGAAACAATCCAACGGTGCGCAGGATTATCGAACTCTTCGTGATTTAAAATATCGTATATACCGTGTAGAAACTCTTTATGTTTTAGCAAAGAAGACAACACTTTTATCTGAAATCCAACCCCGTATTGTTGCAACGTATTTAGTGTACTCATATTACATTTTGTATTTACTTAGTTCGTTAAAATTTTTGTATAGCCACGATCTCGGTTCTTTTATGCTAGCGCCTAAATCGTCTTCGTTATACAATTTTACAAATTCCTGGGAATCAAAATGCTTATACGGTTCTAGTAGCATGTTTTCGAGAGCGAGTACGTCTTCATCAGGTATGTTAGGATTGTTAAGGTCCATCAACAACTGGTTTATCTTCAGTTGGTTCTTGAAACTTAATACATTTCCATGAACTTTCTTACTTCCGCCTTCGCAAACTTCCAAAATCTCTTCCAGGGTTACTGGCGTCTCGTTGGCCAGCTTTGGAAACTCCTTCAATAGTGTCTTTTGGCCAAGACCGTTGACGCCTGGAACGTTATCACCAGTGTCTCCGAGAAGCATCTTCTGAATCAAGAAATTGTTTGGGTGTACACCGTATTCCTCTAGAACTCTACGTTTATTGTAGAATATCTTTTTTGTGGGAGAAAACACAGTTATCCTATCGTCGACCAATTGCAAGTAATCCCTATCGCTTGAAACTACGGTGACTTCTTTTCCGTACTTCTTTGCTAAGCGTCCTATCACGTCGTCTGCTTCAATTTTGTCAATAGAAACAAGATCTACGGGTAAACACTTTAGGTATTCTATCAATCTAACAAGTTGGTTAGTCATGGATTCTGACTCATCTTCTTGATTCTCGTAGTGATCCCAGTTGGTTATCCTTCTTATGCCTCTGTTTGCTTTGTACTCTGGATATATGTACCTCTTGTTTGTCGAAGAACCTTTGCCATCGAAAACTAGTATAACTCTCGTTGGTCTTACGAGGCTTATCGAGCTGCCTAACGACCTAAGGAAACCTGTTAGGCCTCCTATAGGTGTTAAACTTTTGTTTGTGTGTTGTATTATTGCGAAAGACCTCATGAACATGTTCAAAGAGTCTATCAACAACACACGACTGTCTATATTCAACTCCTCTTTTTGTTCTGTGAGAGAGTCGAACATTTTTTTATAATCTTCTTTCATTGTTTGTTTTTATTCTGTATCGTCGTAAACTACTGAGGTTTCCACTTGCTCTTCTATCAATTCAAAGTCTGTTGATCCGAACACTTTCATCCATTCTTCCGAATGATCGTTTTTGTAATTGTTTATAGACGACGGTGAATCAGCAATAAATCCGTGGGGAGTCATTATCACTTTTGTGACAGCTGTAACCCCAGTAACGTGATTCTTATCGCAGGATATTCTTGTTCTTTTAGCAAATTCGATATCTTTACCGCCTTTAGTTGCTTTGATTTTGTTTGTACCCGCCTTTGCTACGTTACCGAAAGTGATAACTAGAGAAGCGTCGAAGTACATGGTATTACCCCCTTTGTTCTGTAGGGTTGGTTGACTCATTGGATTGTCAGGCTTTGCCACCCACACTTTGTTAATAGCGATGAGCGTGTTTGTGTACTGTTGACTTTCCTTTCTTGACAATACTATTCTTTGGTTGATGAAGTTACCGAACTGCTGTGACATAGCTCCTGCGTTCCACTCGTTATTGTTAGTGGACTTATCTACAGACATTTTACACGGTATCGAACCAACAGAGTCCCAGAAGAAACAAAGGTCGTAAGGCAAGTTGCCCTTCTTTTGTTCGTCTAGTATGTCTGCGATAAACGCTGCAACGTCTTCAACGCAATTCAACTTTTCTCTATCTACGTATATAAAGAAGCCGTCGTAATCGCAAACAACTCCATCTGAATCTGCGACTTCGTTGAATTGAAGTCCCATGAGTCTTGCGTGTTCCCAAGACCACTTCATCTCTGTGATAATGAACACCGGCAGTACGCCCATCTTTTGACACGATACTGCTGCTTCCAATAAAGCCGTTGTTTTTCCTGTGTCTGAGTGCCCTCTTAAAAGCGATATGTGACCGATCGGTAAACCAGGAATCTGTAAAGCCTCTTGAAAAGCTTTTGAGAGAGGTATCCACCTATCGTCCTTAAACTTTACGGAAGTTGTGCTTAAGTTCTTTTTCTTTTTAAAATTCTCTAAATTGAATTGGCCCTTCACTGCTCCGGAAATGGCGCCATTCAAACTTTTTGTAGCTTTTGCCATATTAGATTAAAATGCCCCTCGTTAGAGGGGCTTTTATGTGGTTGTTAGAAATCGAATAATTCGTCTATCTTAGAGTCAACGTCTGGTTTCGATGTATTTAAAGAGTACTTTTTGTTTGACTCACCCTCTGGTTTTTTCTCCCAGGGTAAATCACCAGTTGTTTGCTCTTCTGCGGGCTTTTGTGGCGCTACAGTCGTAGTGGTTGTTTCTTCTTCAGATTCTGGATTCAAGTAACCCAAAAGAGCTGCTTTCAATTCGTCATAACCGTATTTTTTAAATTGCGCTTTTGGATCGGGTTGGTTTTGTAACCACTTCTTGATCTCGTCTGCGTTTTCTGAAAGAGGCGTAACTTTTGTTCTAACTCTGATCGTAGATTTGTTGTAAGTAAGACCTGTTGTTTCCTTTCCCAGCGTCTCGATAGTTATATCTCTGCCAGAGAGAGCGTCTGTGTAGTCTCCTACGTCCTCGTCTTCAGCAATAGATAACAAGTCCATAAAGATTTGTTTTCCGAAGCCCCATAACATGACGCCTTTGTCTTCTTGTCCTCTAACGATAACGGGAGCAAAAACTCGCATCTTTGGTTCAAGCTTCTTTGCAAGCATCCAATCCTCCCTTTCTGAGGATTTTCTAAGCTTTTGCGCGAACTCTACGATGGGATCCTTCTCTCCAAAATTTGTCAAAGAAATCATCGTTTTGTTGCCAATCTCGTAGTGGAAATAAAGCTCTGTGAACGGATTTGTTTTATTGTACATAGAAGGTACAATTCTAACCGAATGCTTTCCAACAGTCGGTGCCCATAGGGTCTTTGGTAAATCGCCTTTTTGAGAACTCTTAGGGTTCTGTAGCGCTTCAAGGCGTGCGCGTAACTGCTTGATGTCCATAATTTTTGTAACTTTATTGAGTAAATATATGTGAAAAGAGTTAAAATCTAAAGATTACGTTACAAGTGTACTACCTTTTTAACTTCGGTGTTTCTCTTTTTGAAACCCCCGTCTTGCACTAGCAATATCGAGTTTCTGTAGTCTGGCCAGTGAATTGGATACTTGTTGTTCAACACTCCTCCGTTTAAACTCATGATCAAAGCGTTCAAAGAGTTTATTGTGTATAGCGTGTTTGTTTCTTTTTTTCTGTGAACAAGTATCGTATTTTTTATTATGCGTGGTTGGGTAACCTCGTAGTCTATGTTATATGTGCACATCAGTTCTTCGGAGTCTGGGGAACTTAGCACAAAAATCTTTTTATAAAGAACTGGGTATTCCCTATTTATTTCTGATATTAGCTCGTCCAAATGTTCTTCTGTTGTGAATGTACAGAACAGTTTGTTTGTCATCATTTCTCTTGAAAGTTCGTCTTCTTGTAAAAACATCATAACTAGTATCTATAAATATATTAAATTATATGAAGGAGTAATCTTTACCGTATTTAAACTTCACCGGAGTGTTGTTTTTCTCTAAAGTGCTCTTGATGCTCACAAGCAACTCTTTACCGTCTTCTACCGAATAATCGAACAAAAACGAATCGTATGTTATGAGTAAAAGCCTTGTCTTTTTGCCTTTTAGCAATTTCTTCAATTGCAGTATTTTTTCAACGTTATTGTAAGTTTCTAAATTCTGTACATAGTAATTGAATATCTTATTAGAATCCGGACCGCACTTTTTGTGTATTTTTACTCCGGTAGGCAGCTCCAGGAGCTCATCCGAGTCGTACCTGCGCGTTATTTTTTGGGATAGATCATGTATCGCTTTTATGATCGGTACGTGATGGTGCTTACCGGATGCGTTCCCATACAGCGCAGAGAAGGTTTCTGTCTTGGATTGTTTGTATTCGCTCTCTGATATGTTGTCCTTTTGGAGGTACTGCTTGGCCAAGTACTCGTGGACAGAGGTGTCTGGTAGTTTGATGCCTAATTCGTTAGCTATCAATCTCACGTGGTAAGCATCGAAATCAAACTCAACAAAGTAGTCGTTACTGGGAATGATGCACTTTCTGTGTTCTTCTTTCTTTGGTATTGCAAGAAAGTTAACCCCGTTAAAAGAGTTTGTGGGACGTCCCGTTTGATTGTACAAATTATAGTTTCCGTACACTAGGTCTCCTTCTATAAACACGCTTTGGTTTTTTACTGAATTAACTGTTAAAAAGTCCTGTAATTTAACTCTTATGGGGGACCTTTCAACGTAATCGTACGCTTCTATAACTTTGTCTATCTTTTCGTTACTAGCGCACTTTTTTATGTACTCGCTGTATTTATCGTACAGGTTCTCTAAGTGTTCGTAGTGTTTAGTTATAGGTAGAACTTTGTTTAAATAATCTAAATCGTAAAATCTTCTATCGTAATCTATCTGTACTGTTGTCCTTAGTTCTTGATTTGATATTTCTCCGTTTAACTCTAACTCTGTGAACAAAAGATCCACAGCATTTTTTGTGTTAAAGTATTTTGAGTGGAATTTTTTGTTTAGTAAGAATACCTTTTTGTGTTTTTCTATAAAATCTACAATAAGACATTCCTTTAGAGAAAAGGTTTCAGAGTGATCTATGGACATTATGTAACCCTTATCTTTTGTTCTATAATAGAACAGACACGCTTTTGATAAAACAGGATTATAATTGTAGTTGTAAGGAACTGCTTGTACAAAACAAGTATCAGTTATCGGTAAAGATCGCAGTTGATCTTCTGTCTCAATCAAAAAATACATATAACCTTTATTTTAACGCAATATAATTGCTATAAATTAGCCAGAAAAACTTATCTATTGGGTGACTCTTGAAAATTTCGCGTACTCCTCACCTATGAACGCTTTTATTCCAAGGAAAGTTTTGTCTAAGTTTTCAGTGAGTCGCTTATTTGTATCAACTATGCCCGCTCTTATGTCGTATTGAGAAAGCCTAACAGTGTTTATAGGTCCAGTTAGTTTCCAAAAAAGCTCGGCTATTTGGTAGAAAGATACGTCGTAAGTGGCTGTACCGTTTTTTATCGAAGCATACTCTTCTTGCGATATTTCTTTTACGTATCCCTGATCGTTGATCCTCTTCACAAAGTACCTAACTATTGAGCCCTTTTTGTAGTCTTGCTCAGTTGGTGTGGGATAATAAGACACGGGTTCTGTTTTGTTTGGTTGTACGGCGGTCAGTCTTTTTACTCCTGTTGAAGAAGCGAATTTCTCAACAGCAGAATACGGGGCAACGTAGTCGTTTATGCCGGGAGCGTTCTCGTACGTAGAGATTGGAGTGAGTCTCTCGTTTTTACCAGTAGCTGGATTCTTGCCTGAATAGAACCTGCTGTCAAAGGTTTGGTAATAAAAACCCCTGTACGGTTTTCCGTTCAAGAGAAAGTCGCTTCCCTCTGTTCTTAAATTTGTCTTTACTCTAAATGATGGATAGTATCTTATTGACATATTACGCTGTTGTTGAGAATATAGTATCGCCTATTATTTTTCCGCCTTTTTTCAACAATGAATCTCTAAAATTTAAACCGTTTGGTACGTCTTTGTATGCTGCAACTACATTAGACGTAAAATATAAATAATTTTCTGGTATTGTCTCCAATATCTTAGTCGCATTATATATAGAATTAGCTTGCCTTGAGGAAGGTCCTTTTATATAATTTTCTTTAGGCCTATATCCATTCTTCTTATCCCCTGTAACAGATTGGAATTGGAATTTTTGAGTTAACACATCTGTTATTGTATTAGCTTTATTAAATTTAGTTCTAGTTCTATTTAGTATCACTGCCATTACCCATGCTTCTTCAGTCGTATTTCTACTAGCCTCAGCAAATACTGCAGAAACTAATTCATTCCATTCTTTATCTGTTATTGCTCTGCGTAAATATTTTTCTGCCGCTGTTTTTGCTTCTTGTGAAGATTGTTTATTATCAGTCGTATATTCTGTGTTTGCAGAAGATTGGTTAAATGTTTGTAACAAAGGAATAACAAAGTTACCCTGAGCTTGTTTACCGGCCTGTCTATTAAAGTCTTCTTTACTCTTGATAAAATACATGTTGCCTTTTACTTCTGTGGTCCAAGTGTTGTTTTCTATCGTGTGATTCAAGCCTGTAACAACGAATCCCACTCTTCTATCTTTGCCTTTTAATCGACTTAGATTTGTAGAAGTATACGAGTAGGGTAACAGTTGATCGTTAACGGTAAAACCTTGCATCATTGACAAACCTGAAATTCCGTCTGTCGAAAAGTCGATAGATAACGGTAATACCATGGTAGATTCAGAACCGGAGTCCTCTCCCCTTAGTTTGGCAACGCGTTCTACGTAGTAAGACGTGGCGTGAGACGTGTAATTTTCTGTTATCGCATCCCCAGTTGTTCCTCCTATTGGCGCGCCTTTGTAAAACATGGATATAGCGTTATTGAATTGCTGAGCGGCCTCTCTTTCAGATCTAACTACATTCCTATCGTTTGCTTTTTTGTTGAGCTCATTGTCTTGGTTAGCGGTTATAACCGTTTTATATCTATCTTCCAGTCCTATGTTAGGTTTACCAAAGGTTGTCGCATCAGTTGCGGCTGTTGTTCTGTTACCAACATCTGC